CCTGCCCCAACAGAAGCACCCTGCAACGACTGGGCAAGGTTGGCACCGCTATAGGCTCCGATGCCTGCCATCAAGCCTTTCTTCAGGTCACCCTCAATCAGGCCGGTAACACCGCCAACTAACAGGCCCGTACCAAGCGTACTGGCAGCGGTGCCAGTAGCGCCAAAAAACTCACCAATCTTGCTGGCAAACGTACCGATACCGGGCACAGAGGGCAGAATCGCCCCGGCGATCATCGGGATAAGCTTTTTAAGAAACGAGAAACGGGGTTCACCCGTCACTGGGTCATACAAGTCTTGCTCATTGGCACCATAGGCCACGGCAAGTTGTTGCAATCCCGACACTTCACGGGGGGTCATTTGGACCCGCATCACGTCCGAGTCGGCGTACGGGGACGCCATCAAGGAGGCGAGACCGGCTTGAGGTGCTTGGTTATACATAATCCCCCCACGGGGTTAAATTTGTACAGATGGTATCACTCATTGGCTTCGTAGTTCGACACCCAAGTGACGGTCATGATGATGGACGGAATAGCCGGGATATTCCCACTCGCCGCCACATACGGGATGACCACGTTAGTATCGGAAGATTGCCAAGCCAACTCAAAGTAGTCGTTGGCTTCTAGCACAAGCACAAAGTTCCAAGCCGCCACGATTTCGTTGTTGGGACCGTCGATGACAATCTTAGTAGCCGAATCCGGTAGGTTGATCCCATTAATACGGGGCCAGATATAGACCGCACTAGCCGAGCCGCCAGTCTTGTCCAACTGAGCCGAGAACTGAAAGTTATAGATACCCGTCTGGGCAACAAATATTCTAGATGTGGGTACGCCACGAATGACGGCTTGCTGAGTAACAACCGAGTTATAAGTAAATAAGTTGACGGCATCGGCTACCGGATTCGTCTGCGTCGTAGTGTCAAAGTACGAAGCATGCGCGGTCGGGGAATTAACCCGATTAGCGATTTGGCTAAAAAACAAACGCAGGATGTTGGTTAACTGATCCTGATATCGAACTTGATAATCAGTCGGAGCAACCGGCAAGTTTGGCGGCACTACACCGCGAGCGACAGTCATCGACGCCCATCCGGTTTGACATCAATACGCATCATGCCCATCTGCCACGCCACACCAAGATCAGTCGAATCGACACGGAACGCCATCTGACGACCACGCACTCGGGTGTAGACCTGACCGGTGTACTGCTGAATCGGGATTACTGACGTTCGGGTGACGGTCGGCTGGTCAGCAGTGGTGTAGTTACTACCTGAGTTTTGACGAGGTTTAACAGTAAGAACCACGGACGGGTCTTGTCCCGTCGACCCCGTAAAGTTTAAGTCGGGCAGGATGCGCCAGACGTAGCCAAAGTTCTGACCGTCTTGGATGTCAAAATCTGACGACTCAATAAACGCTTCAATCGGCACAGGCGGATTGACCGACGCATCATCGTTGCCGACTTCATGCAACAAGATTTGATTTGGAATCTTGAGACTGACAACGGTGTACTGAGTATGAGACGCAGCCACGGTAGAGTTCGCGCCACGTACACACCCAGTAAGAGTGTTGTTAGCGATGTTGGTATACGTGATCTGCTCAGAATCAATCGTAACCGTACCGCTTAACGGGTACGTTGCAGCATCTACCAAGGCAATAGTCGTAATGGATGAATCAATCGACGTAGCTAGATACGAAGTCTGAATAGAGAACGCTGCGATTGGGTAGTTACGCTGGGTATGCTCGGACCACGCCGTGCGATTGATGTTGCCGTAATACCAAATGCGCTCAAGGTAGTTATAGATCACATATCGGTCGTTAATCAGGCTATTAGCTGATGGGTAGAACCACCAGACTTCATTGAAGCCCTCGTTACTGCCCGTGCAAACTTGATCAAGTTGATCGTAGTTAATGTCGTTATAGACAAACTGACGAAGGGTGCAAGGCAGCGTTTCTACACGACCTGTATACATGAAGAACTTGTCACGACCCATCCAGTACGTGACGTTATTGACCGTCTGCGCTGCGTTTTGCGAAGCAATCGAAATGTCTTGATCTAACAGTACAAAGTTCCACACAAACGGCGGTCCAATGTACTGCATAGAGAAGATGGCGGTATCAGTCCAAATTAAGATTTCCTGACGAGTATTCTGCGTAGCTACGATAAACGAGCCGTGAGACAGAGTTTGCTCACCAGACTGATTAGTAACTTCAGGCACCCACTCGTATGGGTTCCCTTGATCTGACCAACGGACAAGAAGCGGATTAAATACCGTATTGAAATTAGTCGGGTCGTATGGGGTTGAACCCATGCAAATCGTGAACTCGTTTACAGGCGAGTCAATGATGACGTTAGTTTCGTTAGGGACATGACGCCCCGCGTAACTGAAAGAAACGGCAGATACGGTAAGAGTAGCCGTGACTGCCGCCGAAAGCGTAACGGAAGTTGAACCTGTCCAAGCGGCAGTTACAAAAGTGCCCGCCGGAATACCCGTACCGGATACAACAGAACCTGTGTTAATCCCTGTGGCGTCAGCCACCACAATAGCGGCAGCGCCAGAAGCAGCCGTAGCCGTAGTCGCTGTCTTCTCTACCGTGTTGGCTTTGTCTTCAAGCGAGACCGCCCGTGCCCACGTAGTAGTGTCTTTAGTCCAGAAATAAACTTCACCGCTACGCTCAGCAAATATCAGGTCATCGCCGTAGTTAAACATCGACCAGAGCCGCATCGGAATGCCAGCCGGGGATGCTGAACCCCAACCACCGCTATCCCACGGAGGACCGCCCCAGCCAACTTGAGTGGTATAGACAGCATTACCTGCATCAATATCGTATTGAGCAATGACTAAAGAGCCGCCACCCGTAGCCGTCGAACCAGCCGCAGTGGGTGAATAAATGACATACGAATTGGCGCTTGGGACTGAAGCAACCTCAAACGCACCGTTTAAAGTCAGGCTACCAACCGCCGTAGCACCTGAAAAAGTGACGTACGTACCGATAGACGTACCATGTGCAGTGGCCCCAACTTGAACCGCTTTACTGCCCGCCACCGTGCTAAACGGATTAGCAGAAAGAGTTACAGATGATGCAAGCGGGGTGATGTCGTAAAACTCGCCGCCCAGTTCTACGTAGACTTTCTGGTTAGTACCAACGCCAAGAAGATTCTGACCAACAACCGTTACCCAGTTCCAGAGATACCGGGCTACACCTTTGTACGTATAGGCAAAATTAATGTTCTGCCAGCCGCCCAGTTTTTCAGCGTAGCCGGATCGAAAACGCACCTTGTCGGATGCGAAGAAGCCGCCCTCGTTGGCGTAGCTGGTTGATTCGCGGTTAACGCCGGGGCGTAGTTCTAGTTTCTGAAGTGGCATTAGACAACCCCTGACAGGTACAACGCCCGTTCGTCGTTGCGCCTTTTTACCAATCCCGGCAGTACTTTACCACCCGCCTTCGTCCATTTCAGGAACTCGTCAGCCGCCTCTTCAAACTCGCCCCGGTTAGTCTTCATCCGAAGGGAAGAGCGTTGGAGATTGCCGAGGCCCACGTTGAAGGCAAAAGATACGAGAGCATCAAAGACTCCCTGATTGCCAACAGCAGCAGGGCAAAGTCGAACCACACCACGCTCAAACCGGCCAAGGTCTTGAGCAAGTATCCGATCCACCTCGTCCATCGTGAGAACCCGGTCCCAGCCTGCGGGTATCGGTAGATCTTTACGTTCATTAAATGGGATAGCAGTGTGTTTTGGATCAATCACGTGACCCACGCCTACCGTCCACAAAAGCGCCGGGCAGCGGTAAGGCTTAGTCCTCACCCCTTCGTGGTGCTTGATCATCTGGATGGCGGCAGGGCTGACTTTCACTTCTTGCCAAAAGCCTGTGTCCCGAACCAGAAAGCGATGATGGAGGACAGAATCAGCATCTCGTCATCCGAGAACACCTCTGCCATCGCAGCGGCAAACGGTACACCAGTGTTGTAGGCGTACCAGACTCCAGCGATGTTGATAGCAACCAACTCCAGCACGAAGATATACGTCACGACCGGACGGACACTAGCGCGGAGATTAATCATCCACTGGCTTGCGCCTTTACCAATCTCCATGTCGTGCTGATACAAAGCCACGCGCTCTTCGGCTGCGGACTGAACCTGCACCTGCTCCAGCTTGATCTCTTCTACCCGTGCCTGAGCAATGAAGCCGCGTTCAGCCAAAGCTAACTCACGCTCCTTCTGAGCAGCAACCAAGGCTAACTCATGTTTCTTGTCCTGCCGGTCTTGGAAGATTTGCAGAATCTTGGGCAGCCCACCTGCCAAGAAAGACAGGAAAGTTGAGATCATTGTCATCATGGTTACGCTCCTTACCAGACCCAGCTTACGTAGCTATACCGAGTACCTTTTGTGATGGGGCTAACGTGGTGCGGGTACATAAAGTTGCTCGGGAAAATCATGACAGACCCCGCTGGTAGCTCAATCTTTTCGTCTTCCCACATCAACAAGTCGCCGCCTTCGTAGTCGTTGTTCAGTGCACCCAGCACAGTCAGGATCGGTACTCCCTTTCGCTGACCATCAAACATAGTATGGATGTGGTCGCAATGTTTACGCATCAAGCTGTCTTTAACGTATTTGTTAAACCTAACCGGCGTATATCCGCTCCAACTGTTGTACCAATCACCTGCCCAACCAATATGTTCGTTCATGTATTTTTGCAACATTCCCCAAATACCGTGCATCAGTTGCTGCACTTCTGGTGATTCGTGGTTGTTTATTAAAAATT